GTGAAGTAACTCGGTGGGCTACCATCAACTTACGCATACTCTCGTCTGCCAAGAACTGATACTGCTCACTTGCATCGCTCAATTGTACTGGCTCAATAGAGGCAGCCATCTCTTTGTTGTCGTTAAACGCCAAGATGAACTTACCAGAGTTGCTTGAACCGCTAAACTTCTGAATGATTCGTCTCTCTATAAGCTCACGCTCCTCTTCAGTAGGTACACCATTGTTGAAGTTAATCAACATACTTGGTGACAAGCCGTTCTTAATGTTGTTGATGTGGTAGTTGGCTACCTCTTCCTCTAATTCTGCATAAGGAAGACCCCCTTGATAGTCTACTGGTGAATAGTAATAGAATCCAGAGCGGTAAGGCTTGATGCAATAAATCTCAAGACCCTCACTCTTCTCTCCATACCCAAAGGCTGGGATGCGTGTAGGCTCAAAGCCTCTCTTACGAATCTTTGTCCAGTCTTTAGAGTAGTAGTAGCCCGTAACCTCTCCGTCATCGTTCATCTTCTCAAAGCGCAAAGTCTCAATAGGCATATGCTCTACTTGTACAATCTTTGTCTTGTCTTTGTTGTAGATAACTTGGAAAGCCGCTTGACCCATCGCCTTTAAATCAAAGGTCACCTTTCTCATACATTGACGAGAAAATAGGCTCTTCATCATAGCGTACTCATCGGGCTTACGAGCCGCATCAGTAGCGTACAACCCCTTACCATAGATAAGTTCAGTCATACCATTGATGATGGCATTGTTAGTAGCACTTCCGTTATAGCGGTCTATAAGGTATTGGAAGTAGTTGTTGTCATCTCCATAAGCTACCCACTCCTTTCGGTTGTCTTCAACAACTTGGGGTGTAGTATGCGATGCCAGATTAACGATACGAATGTTACTCATTATCTGTATATGTATTGATTATCATTATCAGTATCCTCATAGTAAGTGAACTCACCATCGTTGACACTAAACTTCTCTAAATCGGCTTGGTCAGTACAATATATCTTTCCTCTATATATCTCACCATCTATTGGGCTGATAAGCCTAAAGGAATAGTATCTATTGTAGACTAATCTCTTTGATGCTAAAAAAGTAAACCACAAATAATTGCCTATGATGCTCCAAGAATCTGGATAGATATTCAATGTGTCTACATTTCGCTCCTCGTCAGTTATGTCTAATACAAAAGGTGCTTGTAAACCATCATCGGGCATTACTCTCGGTGCTACATACACATAGCCATTGGGTTCTGTAGTGTAATTTATTATATGCATAACAAGTTAACCACAAGAAGGGTAAAGTGTTATCAAAAAGAAAGGGAGTGCCGAAGCACCCCCTAACCAAAACACCTATGTCTATCCGCAATGGATAAGACAAATATACTACTTTATCACGCAGTTACAATAGTAACAGTTGCAGAAGTCATACCATCAAATGGGTCTCCAGCTACTGAACCGTCAATAAAGTTAGCAGCAGTACGCTCCATAGCGTTGAATGTAAGAGTGTATCCAGATAAATCACCCATTGCAGCACCACTAACAATTGTTCCAGCAGTAACATCAGCACCGTTCTCACGACCTACCAAGTAAGCGTTTCCGTTGTAGTCTTCTACAACAATGTGAGGACGTCCGTAAGCCATCAACTTCAACTCGTTGTTATCCTCCTTGCTCAATTGAGGCAAAGTAAGGTTAACCGCTTGGTCAAAGAATACAGTTCCGTTTTCACGAGAAGCGTTGATTGTCTGCTCTACGCTTGAAGCACCCTTCAATTCGTACTTGTAAGCAGAGAATGTACCAGTCATATCAGTTACCTCGTCAGCAACCACAGAAACAGTACCCAAGCTACCGAAGTCTACAAAGTAAACCGCCTTGATACCACCTACGGACTCTCTACAAGGTAAAGCACGACCTTTAATTAAATTACAAGCCATATTATTCTTTTATTAAAAAAGGGTAGGCAGATTGTACCCACCTACCCTTTTGTTATTAACTAAACTAAACTACTATGAGTAGTAAACGATGTCAGCTCCGATTCCGTATTGTACACCCGCAGTAAAGCGCATAACTACACGAACATTTTGTGAACCATCAAGGTCAGCCATATCAATTAGCTTCACTTCGTTATGGTCTGCCAACAAACCAGTACCGAAGAACAAGTTTGATTTTTGAGCAGCTACCATATCGTTGTCTGGCATACCAGAACATACGAACAATTTAACGCCATCAAATGCAAGGTCACCACCGTTGTACCAAGTAGTACCAGCGTTGTTCACACCATTAGCACCAAGACCAGAAGCACCGAAACCTCCCAAAGCACGAACATAAGCACGAGCAATGTTTTGAGATACATAGATGTACAAGTCTTCTTTTCCGTAAACTGAAGTAGGGATAGCATCTACTACTTTACCCAACTCTTCAATTACATTCGCAGCAGTAACTGTTGTACCTACTACATCGATAACTGTTGCATCAGCAGCCAACAAAGCAGTAAAGCCGTCAAACTCTCCAGCAGTTGCAGTAGCACCTTGCCAGATGTTCTCTTCAGTCTTCTGTGCTACTTTAGCAGCGATGTGACCGATAAGGAAGTCAGCGAATGAAGGAGGCAAAGAGTCAAATGCAGAGTAACCCATTTGAACTGCTTCCCAATCGTTGTGGAAATCTTTCTTACACAATTCCAAGTTTACTTGGAACTCATCTGGTTGCAATACACGCTCTGCCAAAGTCACAGTTGACTGGTCAGCGAAATCACAAGCAGCGTCTTTTACCAAAGCATTAGTAGAAAGAGTTTTCATTACTTCTTTATACTTAACATTTGGCTTAACTGTGATACCACCACCTTCAATGGTATCAGCACTCAACAATGCAGCAGAAATATATTTCCCCGCAAATTCACCAGCATATGTGGTAGTAATTGATGTTGCCATTTTCTATTCTATTTTTAAGTTGATTACTAAAATCTAATAAGTTAACTGCGTAATGTTGTAGATGTTAGTTTTTTATGTAAGTTTGGAGAAACCAAAACACTTTATTATGAAAACAGCAATGCAAATTTTAATATCTGAAATTAAGGAAGGTCTTGAGCAAGATGAAATTAAAGTGAGTCCAAAGGAACTATTACAAAATTTGATTTGGAGGTGCAATGGATTACTTGATATTGAGTTGGCGCAGATTGAGAATGCTTATAATGAAGGACAAAAAAGTGAATGGAGTGAGAGTATGGGGTTAATGGGTGACCACTACTACAACGAAATCTTTAACAACGAAGAGAGATGAGCCAAGATGTTACAGATGGTGCGTATAGCACATTCAAATACAACGGAGCGTTGATGATTGTAGACTACTTCCAAAAGTCTGATACTTGGCAGTGTATGGATGCAAAGTTTACCATAAAAGGTAGAGGTAGAACAAGGATGGGTGCGATATGCGACGCGATAAATCAATGGGACGCATACCTTAAAAAATGAGTTGTTAAGTAATACTTAATAACTGAAATAAAAAAAAGGGGGTTAAACACCCCCTTATTTATTCAGTATCAAAATCCAAGATGTTACATCATTTTCTTTAAGATGTCATTCCAGCCACTCAAAGCATTTTGATTTTCAAACATTTCGTTAATCAATTTTACCGCTTCACTATAATTTCTTATATCGTTTGGATTTACTCCAAGCTCTTTTGCAGCAACTTCAACGGTATTAAATACTTTATCGCTTTCTGTTTTAAGGTTAGTAGCGGAACGCAAAGCACCTCTGGTGATACCTTCCGCATCAGAAACCAATTTCATAAACTCTTTATATTCCGCTTCGGTTTTTTCTGCCCACTTAACCCCGTCTTCTTGTAGACTTATAATTCTTTTTGCTTCAGCTACGAGTTCTTTTAAATCATCAGCTGCTGCCAACTCAACCTTTTGCTCTGCACTTAACTCAACCTCTTGTGCTTTGGCTGATAGTTCAGCCCAAATTTTCTCTACTTGTTTCATTATCCTAATTTGTCAAAGATTCGTGATAGAGTGTCTTTCTGTGCGCCTTTAGAGAACTTGTGCATCTCTACTGGTTTGCTATCTGGAGAGTGCTTAATAGGCTTTGTAGCTGGTTCGTCAGCAGACAAGTCTACCTCTTCAGCAACTACTTCTTCCTTAACTTCTTCAGCTTCACTCATCTCTTCCTCTTTAGGAGACATCATTGCTTTGATTTCCTCAATCATAGCCTTCATCTCTTCAACCGCAGCAGATAGTTCTTCTTTAGTAGCGTAAGCCATTTCCTCTTTAGGCTCTTCTTCGGCTTGTTCTACTTCCTCAACTTCTGGAGCTTCTGGTGCTTCTTCTTCCTCACCACCTTCTTTAACTTCAGCGATGATACCTTCTTCTGCTACAATAAGCATACGACCATCTTCCAAAGTGTACTCACCTACTGGTAGAGCAATCTTCTCATCTTCTTCAGTAATGATGAACACCTCTTGGTTAGGCTCAAATGCTTCGGCTTCAATAGTAGTGCCGTTCTCCAACTTCATAGACTCTAACTTAACCTCATCTTGTAGGTTAAGCAGTTCCATAATCTTGCTTAATGTTTCTTGTGACTTCATATTTAGAATTTTGTAATACTAGACGCTATTTGAGCGTATTTATTAGATTTCTTAACAGATTGAGATGCTTGTTGCTTAAACTTCTCAACGGCTGGACGGACACTATTTTGGGGAAATCCTTTTGCCTCCGCTTCTTTCAAGAATTGCTCTGTTTCTGCAACAACCTTTAATACTTGCTCATAAGCGTTTGCCGCTTCTTTAAAGCCTTCTTCAGCTTGTACTGAAAATCTAGTCGTGCGACCAAACAAGTCATCAGCCTTATCTAATAAGGCTCTCATATCATCAATTTTACCTAACTCCACCTTATGTGAAGCCAACTTTGCGAATACCGCCTTTTCAGTTTTGCCTTGTTTCATTATCTCAACATTTTTGCTATGTCATCACCCATTTCAAATGTATCAGCAAGACTATTGCTCCACACACGAATCTGCTTACCACCAATGTCTTCAAGTCCTTGAGGTGCATCTACACCTAAATCTTTGATTTGCTTGGCTACATTCATAGCCTCTTTGTTGATAGCATCAAGCATATTCTCAAGGTCTTTAGCCTCGTTTTCTAAACGACCTAGCTCTCCTAATAATGAGCGAAAATCTGCTCCAACTTTATCACGGTTTGAGTAATGTCTTTTAACTTCGTTTAGAAACTTGTCTTTTAAATCCTCAAGTTTGCTTAACTCAACCTTTTCTGGTTGCTCGGCTAATTTAGCCATCACCTTATTTAGCGATATTCTCTTCATATTAAGTTAATTGTTTAAGTGTGTATCTGTTAGTTTTTTAACGCTTCTGTGATTATTTCAGCAATAGCTTTAAGTTGCTCTTCAGCTTCCACCTCTTTAGGGTCTTGCTTACTCGCCTCTACCTTGTCTACAAAGTAGCCCTCAATAGAGAATCCCTTAACCTTACCCGTTTTGATGTAGTTCTCCCACAACTCATCGTTGAGAATCTTCATACTCACCATCCAAGTACCTACGGGTAAGTCCATACCATACATACGGCTCTTGTCTTGCTCACCTTCAATAATCCAACTCTCTACAACACTTGTGCCTTGAACATCCATCTGGTGTTCTAATGTGGCTTTGTTTTGGTTGCCATTGATGAAGAACAATTCACTTGCCTTTCTTACCGTATCTTGGCTAAAGTAGATGTAGTACTCATCCTCTCCGTTTCTACGATAGATAGGTTTGTTAGGAATAAGTGCAGCACCCATCAAGATGCGCTTCTCCTTGTCAATGGTTTTTAACTCAATCTTGGGTTGCTCATCTTTTAGAGCAATGAAGTCTTCCTCAATGGCTGGGGATTCAACCACGCTAATGGCTTGAATACCCGCTTGTAGGCTTTCTTCGTCTAATAGTAGTTCTACGATTCTCATTATCCGAAACTTGATGTTTGTACTTTCTTTCTATCTAATTGTTGTTGGGTGCTTACCTCACCTCCTACTACATACGCCTTCATAGGCTTGTTTTGGAGGCTCTCTAACAACGCATTTGTCCCCGACTGCCCAACTACATTAAAGTCTGGTGTTCGTGGCGTAGCCGTAGGCACAGAAGGTGAGCTTGGAGTTTGAATACTACTGCTTCCTCCTCCACCGCCTCCAGCGTTGAACTGTTGCGCTGCAATAGTGGCTACTTGCGCTGCACCCGCTAAACCTACTGCAATAGCGTTACCAAAACGCAAGGATTGTGTAGGTGTAGGGTCGGTGGTTTGAGCAAGGGCTTTAGTGATACCAGAAGCTGTGCTTATTACCGCTTCCGCAATACCAACTGCCTTATTTATATTAAATGCTCTTCGTGCTTGTTTCTCGTTGCCTTGCATAAACACTTGAGCAATCTCATTTAGAGAACCCACAACATTCATTGCAAGGTCTACCTTC